CATGAGTTTAGATCAAAACATCAAGGCTCGTCCCTTTACCATTATGCTAGACTACATAATGGAGGAAGGACGGGGACTGTGCAGCACAGTCGCTACCCGGCTAGTTAGGTTGTTCAAGTTTAGAACACCTGATTTGAGTCAGTCCAGGCGGAAGATTCTCGATGAACTTCTTCGGCAATTGCCGATTGAAGTTCGCGACGTAGGATTAAAGTCCTACCTCGGTGAGGCTTCTGCTTGGATACACGCTGATATTAGTTCCCATTATACCCACCCGGATAGGGAGGCGTACTTTGAGATGAGGAGTACGGGAGATTGTAAAGATTTGGAATCTCTCTTGCTTCACTTCCTTAGTAAAGCTTTCGCGTCCGTCAAAGTTGTTACACTTATGCTTGATTTTCAACGTATTACCTATACAGAATATCAGCTTTCTTGCATGCTTTGGAGGTTCTGGAGTTTGGCCGTTTCGGACAGACTCGAGAAGTACTTCAAGTGGCAAGGGGCTGCTCTGTTTAGTATTAGTACGGATCAAGACGAACTTCCCGACAAGATTTCTTGGAATGAAGATGAGATAGGAGGATTCCTACCAAGTCTGAGACGCAAGATCTATCGGAATGTTCGTAGTGGCGACATGACGCAACGAGCGAAGTTGGGAGATTCGTGGCTCCAGAGTAAAAGAGGTCTGTTACCTATTAGCAAATTGCTTCAGGTCGAAAGCCTCCGTGAACACTCTGGTGCCCTTTCTCGCAATCCCTTTGGATATGATGAACGCTGTGGTGAAGTTGGATGTAACCTTGTCTTTGAGGTTATTAGGACGGTCAATGAATTATTTGGTCGTCCGGCCAAGCAACAGGATCAGTTGCTTGCGCCCTCCACTTCTGCACATCATAACTACTCTCGCGCCAAGGGCGGAGGTCACAATTACTATTTCCATAACTCAGCAGTGATTATGGAGGATCGTCTTTGTGTGTATGTGGACGACCGAGGACAAGAATTTTGTCGTTGGAAGTACATACGGGTTGTTGTCTCTTTGAGACTTCCCATGGAGCCTGTGGGAGATGTGACAGCGGATGTTCACCTTGTGTTGGAACCTTGTAAGGCTCGCATTATCACAGCGGGCCCTGCGGGGCAACAATACATGGGACGCTATATTCAAAAGACCTGGTCCAAGTCTTTGAATAAACATCCCGCCTTTGTCCTTACCGGACGTCCTTGTTGCAACGAGGACATTGAAGTACTTTCCGGTAAGGCAGAAGCTCTCTATGGTCTGATAGCATGGTCTATGTTATCAGGTGACTACAAAGCGTCTACCGACAATATAGAAATCGAACTTACTTTAGCGGCTGCTGATGCAGCTACTATTGCTTGTGGATTTCCTTTGAGTTGGCGACCTTATGTTCATAGTCTTTTAACCGAGCAAAAGATATGTTATCCAAAACATATTTTAAATCTCGTCAAACGGTTTAATGACGCTGGTAACAGCGTCAACCTTGTTGGCTTGATTTCTCTTGCAGAGAGCGTAGTTCAGACCAATGCCCAGCTGATGGGGTCCGTCATCTCCTTTGTCCTTCTTTGCATGATCAATGCCGCTGCTAATCGCAGCTTCATTGAGCATGTTTTGACAGACATCGTTGAAGACATTCCGGACCCCACCGGCCTCACCAAGTCCGCCGAGTATAAGCTTGAGAACACTGAACGTGATCTCATTCAGGTTAAGTTGTGCGATTTACCTTGTCTCTTTAATGGAGACGATGTACTTCTCGCAATACCTGATGGTTATTATGAGGAATGGAAGTGGTGGATGTCGACGGCCGGCTTAATACCGTCGATGGGTAAGAACTATTTGTCTAAATCAATGGCGATGATTAATTCAGAGCTTTATGTCAAAGTATCAACGTTAGACGTCTACTGTGGCAACTCGGCCATCCATTACTGGAAACGCGTACACCGCGTACCCATAGGTTTAATCCTTGGGGGCGGTCGTGTGCAAAATGACACGCGCGATACAGTAAAGATTTTGGGTGATGGTCGTCGAGTCGCTAGTCTTGGGGCTAGACTTGACAAAGCATTAGAGGGCCAATCTAGTGCTGAGAGGGACTGGGTTACTAAGAAGTTTCTTATGTTCAATAAAGAAATACTTCATAGTACAAGTAGAGACTGGGTGCTTCCAAAACACCTGGGCGGTCTCGGGCTTTACCTTTATGATCCTATGGTTGGTGTTAAACAACCTGGTAAGCCTGGTCTTATAACAGCTTGGTGGTCACAGACGTCCTTGAATACGGAAGGTGGCATAAAAATGCACGAGAGACTTGAATTGTCCTCGGGTATCTTATGTCCTCCCCCGCATGTAAAGGCGGCTATGGCTCTGATCGCTGAGTTTACGACCGACAGGATGGTACCTATCGATGATCAGATTGATATACCTCTACTTGCTGCTCAATTCGCACATCGTTGTCCTCCAGAAATGGATGAGACCCTTGAGCTCCGAAAGGATCCTTACGATGGGTGGAAGAAGAGAGCGTTGCACTGGGCATCTAAGCGTGCAGAGATATTTCGAGTCGATCACCGACACCTTGTTCCTGAGGTGTTGGGGGTCGGGTCGATCTTAAGGGACGTGATCCCCACGATGGAACTTAATATCGTGGACGGTCATTTCCTGGTCGAGGCGTGCTGATCACGCCTCGCAGGATTAAGAGGGAAATCCGCAAGAAACGTAATTTCCTCAAGCCCACCTTAGCAAATGCGCGCTAACGTGGCACTCTATTCAGAGAAACTCGGAGAGAGGGTCTTGCACGAGGCGGCTACTTCCGCCTCCAGAAAGCTTGGCAACGATTGTCGATCGATTAAATCTCGACTAACAAACGTCGTTGTTGCATGGTTCTGGAGGAGTTGGTGTCGCGTGTGCTTGGTCTGAACTCCCGAATGGTTACTGAACTGAGG